ATCATAATTTTCTTGATCTGAAAATCTAACAAATAATTTATCTTGACTTGATGAATTACCTATTTCTGTTTCAGTTCCTAAACATACAAAATGTCTACTATCAGTTGCAACAACAGAAGTAACTGTAGAAGTAGGTGCGTTTGCCACAAGTGTTAATTTATTAGAATTACTTATACCAGCAGAGGTATCGTAGTAATATGTTTTACCATTTTTTCTTGTAACTAAAACATCTTCTCCCCAATTATTAACTGTATAAGATGCTAAATCCAAAGTTACATCAGATGTAGTTCTAGGCGTATTCCATGTAGATGTACTCCATGTACCTGCACCCCAACCATAACCAAATGTTTGAATATCTGGTCCTGTTGCAATTTGATAAACTGCATCAACATTACCTGTTGTAGTTACATTAGACGTTGCTGCGTTAGGACTTTCAATCGTATAAGCATCAGAGTTTGTAATAGTTTTAATTTCAAATTCATTATTTATAACAGTATTAGAAATACCTCCAACATTAGCTACACTTAAATTAGAAAAAGTTACAAAATCTCCTGAAAAAGCTCCATGACCAACATCATTAACTACAATAGTAGTATTTCCTGTTGTGGTATTAAAAACATTTGTTAAATTAGCAGTGCTTCGAGTAGGAGTAATATCAGCTACATCATTAGAAGAATATACATATATTTTTTTATTTGATGGTATTATTGCATATCTACTTCCATCTAAATCATAATAAGAAAAAAGACCTCTTACTGCACCTACAAAATATTCATCTGAAAATTTATTCCATCCACCTATTTTTTGTGGAAGACCTTTTCGAAATCTAATATTATCTCCGTCTATCCATCTTCCTTCGTTTC